TATCCTACACAGTCGGCCGGCCCTACACAGCCGATTACATGTAAATTAGCAAGTATGCATGTAACAGTGAACTAAGTAATAAAACGATACCGAAAGGACGTTCCACATTGAAGCGATTCTACTGCACAATCTGTAAGCGAGTTAAGCGGGTTCGAGTAATTCCCGACTCTGTAACGAAATACGGAGACGATGTTCGTATGCGCGAGGGACTTTGCGCGTGGCATACGAATAGTCGTTTCAATTCAATTGAATTCAAAATGAAGGGAGGAAATGACAATGGCAAACGGTAAATCTGCCTTTATTAAAGGTGATTGTGAATGCTGCGATAAGGTGGAAGTTATTGTCACCGAATCTCACGGCATCAAAATGTGTAACGATTGTCGCCATGCGAATGACGAGGCTGCAATTCGAGCCACTAGTGCTAATTCGATGGTAAGAGAGTCGCGGGAGTCATTGGAAACAATTCAGATTAAACCTGATGTATTCAATGCAACTACGCGGACGGCAGTCGATGTAATGAATGCGATTATTGCTGATTCCGCGATTCCTACGGACCAAAAGAATTACGCGATGGCGCAGGAATCACTCAACAATTACTTGCATTACAAGAAAGTGATTTTTGAGAAGCGTGAAGCATTCGCAAAGGAAATGAGTGAATTAGAGAATGCACAGCGCGCGTGGCAAGTTCAAGTACACACGTTCGCAGCGAAAGTCGAAGGCGCGGAAAAAGAGAAGTTCCGTAATTTCGATGTGCAATATCAGCCGAAGCCAGTAAAAGCGGCAAAGGTTGCGAAGTCACCGACTACTCCAGCTAAGAAATACAATAAGGTCGAACTGTTCGACGCGGCCAAGAAATACGGAGTACCGATGGCGGGAGTACAAATGATTGCAACACAGTTTAATCTGAATGCCGAGGATGCTGCTAAGAAATTGGCCGTATCTATGGGCAAAATCTAAACAGATTAGATTGGTAATGGACACGTTACCGAAAGGACGTATCTAATGACTCGCATTGAAGCAAGTGAAATGTTGCGGAATGAATTGGATAAACACGGACTCCATGATTGGGGAGTCCGTCTTAATCAAAATGCTGATAGTAGATTCTTGGGACTTTGTTCCTACAAGGATAAATGCATCATTCTCTCCGCGCATCACATCGACATACATCCGACGCCGGATGTAATCAATACAATCAAGCACGAAGTAGCTCATGCACTTACGCCGGGTAATGGGCATAATGATGTATGGGCTGCGAAAGCGAAGGAAATTGGATGTGATAATACACTTCCATGCAGTAATCTTTCGCTGAGTCCAGAAATCATCGATGCAATTCGTAGTGGAGCACAAGTTGAAGTGAGTTTCGACGAGCATGTAGTACGCACGCCGAAATACACGATTACGCGGCTTCAAGACAAATGTGAGATTTGTGGTAAAGTCGCTAAGACGGTAACTGAGGATACAATTTCTAACGACTCAGATACCATCCCCGACTTGAAGCTAATCAAACTGGAATGTGGGCATGTAATTATGAGAAGGATACCGAAAGGTACTCCATTTCATACATTTCAGTTCGGTGGCGACCCAAAATGTAAACATGCATGGAACAAGAATACATGCATGAAATGTAACCGAAAGCGACCGTTTCCGTTTCAAATTGAGGGTATGAAGTTCCTCGAAGCGGGATTGGCCGTAAATAAGGGAGCGGCCACATTCGATGATATGGGTTTGGGTAAGACAATACAAGCAGGTGGAATTGTTAAGTTCCATCCTGAGTATTGGCCCGTATTGTGGGTAGTCAAGGCTGGACTAGTATTCCAGACGGCATCATTTCTGTTAAATTGGTGCGGTGTGGAGCACATTCCACAAGTCATTCAATCGAGTAATGAATGGCTGATTCCGGGCTTGAAGAATTACATCATCAGCTACGATATGATGGTGCCGAAAGTAAAGAAATTGAAATCGGGTAAGACTAGTCGTAGTGGCTTCGATATCACTCAGTTCGATAGAGTTGGTATCAAGCTAGTAATTCTCGATGAGTGCCAGCAGATTAAGAATGTTGATTCTAGTCGCACTCAGATGGTACGTAAGGTAGTCGCTACTCGTAAGGTACTGCCGATGTCGGGTACGCCGTGGAATAATCGTGGGAATGAGTTGTTTCCTGTGATGAACATGATGGACCCGCGTAAGTTTCCATCTGAAGCTGGTTTCGATAAACAGTGGGTTGAAACTTACTGGCAAGGTGCTGCACTTAAGCGTGGCGGCATTAAGAACATCGAGAAGTTCCGCGAATACACTAAGGACATTTGCATTCGACGGGAAAGGTCGGTTGTAATGCCTGAACTGCCGGCAGTAAATCGGACTAAACTATATGTGAAGATGACGGTAGAGGAAGAAACAGTATACGATGAAGCTGTCGAGCAATTCGTAAACTGGTATCAGACTCAGCAGGGTGAAATTAACGGTATTCATATCTTGGCTGCAATGTCGAAGTTGCGGCATCTGTCGGGCCAAGCTAAGATTGCTGCTACTCTGGAATATGTTGACGAATTCGTAGAGGATACTGACCGTAAGTTGGTTGTTTTTGCACATCATAAAGACGTGCAGGACATTCTCTACGAGGAACTCAAGAATAAGTACGGGGCTGAAATTCCCGTATTCCAGATTACTGCTGAGATGTCTGGAAAGGAACGATTCGATACAGCTAATGAATTCAATGCTGCCAAACGCGCTCTAATGGTGGCATCGCAGTTAGCAGCGGGTGAGGGTATTAACCTTCAAACGTGTTCGGATTGCGTAATGCACGAGCGGCAATGGAATCCCGGTAAGGAACAACAGTGTGAAGATAGATTCGCACGAATTGGACAAGAGGCCGCGTCAGTAAATGCTATTTACGCGGAACTCGTCGGGATTACAGCTATTGATGCTCAGTTCGATGTAATCGTTGAGGGTAAGCGTTTCCGTTACCACAATACGATGAATAAGACTGAACATCAACAGTGGAGTGAAGCTAGTCTCGCTAAGGAACTGGCTCAAGTGTTAGTGAATGCTCACAACGCCAAAAAGAATCGAAAGATTCTTTCGGCGTAGTGGGCATCGGTGGATTTAAGAAAAAGAAAAGGATAAATTAAATGACCTATATTGACATTCGGGGACCGCCGGGTCCAGATTTATTTCCATCTGATAGTTCACTGGGAGGTGAATATGACTGAACTGTATTTGATTTACGGTGACGACGGGGTTACAGCCGTTGAAATCTACTGTGGCGACGATGTGAAGTACTGTGAGCATTTCAATAGCTGGCAGTACGTGATGAATGAACTAAAGAATTTCATGGGCGACTACGCTGCTGTACGAGTAGTATCCACTGAGATGTGGAACTGGTTTTACAGCAAGTCGTATTGGCCGTATGCAGAGAGTAACTAATGGGGCGCACTCGTTGGATTAGTTACAGTAAGTATAGTTTCGATGCATACGCAATTCCGACCGAGGAAGAAAGGTTGGATATCAATTTTAGGTCGATTGTATCGGACCTAAATGCAATAATGGGCGGTACACTTGGCCCACGTTCGTGGAGTGACATTGCAACTACGTGGAAAACGTATGAGTCACACCCGAAAGTAAGAGCGAAAGATAGGTCACTAGAATACAACGAGAAGAAAAAAGCGGCGAGTAAACTGAATACGCGGATTAAACACATGGTATCCCTACTAATAGATCATGGTATGGAGCCTAAACAAGCCGCGAAGACTGCGTGTAAATTGCTTGTAACTAAAAAGGAGAAAACTGATGAGTAGTGTGATTGAGAAATACCCGACACCGAAGGATTACATTGAGGCCGTGCTGGAAAAGCTGGAATACTTGGAATTTCAGACTCTTGCATTTCCTCTGGACATCAAGGTGGTAGCTAATACGATTACTGGCCTTTCGATGCACTGTGCATTGGGTGGTAAGAGTCCGACGTTGGCGGCAATTATCATCTGGTCGGAAGTAATGAATGGATACCTCGAAGTGATGAGAGGGGAGATTAGACACTAATGAAACTAAACATCAAGGTTACATTCACCGATGGTGTTGTCGAGTTATTCGAGAATTGTGATGGTGCGGCAATGAGTGGGCCTGAATCATTCTTGGACGTATTTCAAGACCAAGAGAATGACCATTCATTCGATATGACGAATATCGCGTCAATCGAAGTAATTAATCAGGAAGTAAAGACTAAGGAGTAGAGTCAATGTACGTACTCACATGGACTGACTCCAAGTATGGTAAGCGACATACCGAGGAGTACGAGGATATTCTGGACTTGAAACAGGCAATGCGGGAACTGAGTAAAATTGACGCGAAACTAGTATCCATCATTAAGGTGGTTCTAGTCACTGAAAAGGAGAGAACTAATGGAAATCATTCGCAAGAATAGATTCGGAGAGGAATACATTCTCCGGCAAGAGACTGAATATGATGGTACATTGACTGGTCGTACCACGATTCAGACGGGCACGAAGTCGATTACTGTAGATCATACCATCGATAAAGTTAACATGGGATGGTATGCGTGGTTGGTTCAGGGTAAGTTCATTCAGGATGCATTTCCGTTCCTGAATAGTGATGAGCGCGAGTTTCTAATGACTAGTTTGACTACCGATGAATGGGCCAAATTGTTTGGAACTGAAATCGAGAAAGGAGAAAAGAATAATGGATAGTGAGACAAAGATTCTAAAGGCACTGACGGAATTGCAGGAAAAGCATATCAGTAATGATGCTGCACTCTTGCAACTGTGCAAGGAACTTTCCAGATATTGTGGAGAGTTGGATGAAAAGATTATGAGACTTGAGAAGGAAATTAGTGGTACGACTTCTCAGGTTGCAATTCTCGAATCTGATGTAAGAGAACTGAGAGTGAAGATGGACTTGAAGACATCCGTACACTAAATAAGGGAGACTAACTGATGAATGTGACTGAAGTGAAGCCATTGAAACCACTAGACAGTGGAATAGTACTACTAGTGGGAGTAAAGGCAAGTAATTTCGATGACGAGCTAAAGACTCACCCACGAGTAGTGATGTGGGATAGTCAGAATGAACACTGGACTAATAAGGATTTGCCATCGAATACACGCGCGGTATTCATGACACGATTTCTTGGTCACGCGGCATTCGCTAACATCGTAGCTCAAGCAAGGAAGCGACAGATAACAATCTTCAATCCGAATGGTACGGGTATCATTGCGAAGCAGGTACGTGAATTGCTAGCAATCAACTATCCGAAACCAGTAGAGGAAATACAGATACCTTCTGAACGGGTATGGAAAATGAAAGAGGAGGAGACCGAAATAGTGTCAAATAAGGGTAGGAAACTGGGAGAGAAGGGTAAGTTGAATGCGCTGATTCCATTTATCGATTTCAATAAGAACAATATCGATAATGCGCGGGGGTTTCTTGCTAAGAAAGCAAAGGAACTTGGAATCGAAACGACTGAGGGTTCTATCGCTCAGTTCGTAATGAAACAGCGTCAGAAGCGTGGTCAGGTTTCACCGGAAAAGAAGAAGTCAGTAGAGAGTAAAGACGTAACAGTAGAGATGTTCGATGCAATAATCAAACAATTGCAGGACATGAGACAGTTTTTCGTAGCGACAGTAGCAGAGAACAATTCGTTGAGGGCGAAGTTGGAGTCTCTGAAGAAAGCATTGAGTTAATTATGAATAATCTAATTGTGATTCACCCATACGTTCACAGACACGAATGGGTATTCGATGACGCGAGTAAGGAATTGGATAAGGAGCCGTTCGTAGCCGGCATGGATGTAATTTTGGATGTACTGACAAAGGATATTCCCAATGCACGTAAGGGAGTAACTTTAATTGCATCGGGTGAGCCGTTTCCGGGACATCAGGTTACATTCCGTTGGATGAAGCGTGAACACGGCGGTAATTGGTACAGGGAAATGAAAACGGGAATGGAAGGTTGGCTGTGCCCTGCACTGTTGAAATACTTTGATAAGGCACCTAAGAAAATCTACGTGCAAATCAAGGCAAAGGGGAACTAAATGACTGAATTATGGTACTGTCGCTCAGTCAAATTGGACTTGGATAATCTCACGGTATGTATTGAACGTGAGTTATATCACGAGTTCGATGTAACACGCGCTCAACGAATCAGTGACTACATGCATGATTTGGAATCTGAACATGACCATCAGTTCAGTCCGTATCAGGACAAGTTGTGGCATAAACTGACCCTGAAAATTGAAGACCACAATACGTCGGAGGAAGTAAAGTAATGGACATCATTCCGGCAAGTAAGAAGAATGTAATCATGGATGCGACCACACTCTCAAGTCTAATGAGCTGTGGTCGCTACTATGATTTACGATTCAATCATCGGTTTGCATCGATGAAGGGAAAGTCGAATAGTCTCGAAGTGGGTTCACTCATTCATAAGGTACTAGAGGTATTTTACAAGCATACCATCAAGGGTTTCAAACGCGAAGATGCTATCGGTCAAGCGATGGCCGCTGGTATTATGTATGTACAGGGATGTCCATACTGCGCGAATGAAATGGAAGGTAAACCTACGTGTGGGCACGAAATCGGTGAGTATCCGGGTGTATCAAATACTCCAGAGAATAACGAGAAATTCATTGTGGGTTGGCGATTCGCACTCGATACGTGTGAACAGTATTTCAAGCACTACGTTAATGATGCACTGATTCCACTCGCAGTCGAGCAGGTTAAAGGCGATGTAATCTACGAGGACGATGAAATTCGTGTAATGTGGAAAGCGAAGTTCGACCTTGTAGTCGATACGAATCAAATCGGTATCGTATCGATGGACCACAAGACTTTCAAACAGCGGCGTGATAAGTCTACACTGAGTAATCAGTTTCTTGGTCACTGTATGCTGCTTAAGAGCAGGAATGTGATTGTGAACAAGATTGGTCTACAGACTACTCTCAAGATTGATGAGAGACTCACACGGGAAGTAGTGAGTTTTAGTTCGGATCGATTGCTCGAATGGCAGGGTGAGATTGTACCGTACTATGCGTACAAGTTCATTCAGTTTCAGGAGACTGGATACTGGCCTCCCGATTACACGCATTGCGATAACATGTTCGGTGCGTGTGCATTCAAGCAAGTATGCGAAGCGAATCGTGACATGCGTGAGGAAGTACTTAGGAACGAGTATCAGTTGGTACCAGTTTGGGACCCAACTAATAAGGAGGAGGAATAATGTACAATCAATACATGCAGACGAACGAAGCGTATCCGACGGAAGCACCATCGATGCAGCACGTATCCATTCGTAAGGAAGTGGAACTCGATGTTGCTAAACTGCAATTGCGACTGGAGATTGGTAAGCAGATGCTTCAGTTGCTTGATGAGAATCCGGTAATCGAGAAGTTCATGAATCTCTCACGGGGCATTCTGTAATCATGTTCTACTACAAGCTGCATGATGGCAGGATTATCAATCTGAATAACATCGTGATTATCGCTCCAATGAAGGCGATGAGTGGAGTGAAACTCACGATGACTGATGGTACTCAGATTAATGTATTGGATGATGAATGGATTGATTTAGACCATCTAATCGATTCATACATCTACAAGAAACTGAGGTAGGAAATGAAGTGGACTACGAGTAAGAAAGAGACGATAGATACGATTTGGGATACCTTGTATGGAAGCGCACTCGCGGGATTAGTAGTGTGGATTCTGTACATGGTGATGTGGCTGATTTCTCTGTAGGAGGAGAAAAGAATGACTGTAAAGAATAGGGAATACGATAAGAGTCTGTGGGGTAAGGGAGAATGGGACAATGAGCCTGACCGCATTGATTTCATTCATGCGGGGTTCAGTTGCATGATGCTCCGTAACATGATGGGAGCATGGTGTGGTTACGTGGGTGTACCATCTGACCATCCTGCGTATGGCGTGAACTACAGTGATTACGATACGCCCATACCTAATCTGAATGTGCATGGTGGGTTGACGTATGCCTCACCGTGTTCGGGTACTATCTGCCATACACCTCAAGAGGGTATGCCGGATGATGTGTGGTGGCTTGGTTTCGATACTGGTCATCACATGGATGTATCTCCACTCGATATCGGTAGGATGTTGAGAGATACTTTCGACCCCGGTTTCACTAACGGTGAATACGGTACGTACAAGAATGTCGAGTACGTTACCAACGAAGTGAAGTCACTCGCGGACCAGTTGAAAGAAATGGGGACCAAGTAAATGCCCATTATCGCGTGTGATATCTGGACTACAAGGGAAGGGCAGCAGATTGAGATTAGGCACATGTCCTCATCTCATCTGTTGTCAACTATTCATTTCATTGAGCGTAATCGACTGATGAACGCCGCTGAAGTATATAATGACCAGAATCTCGGTGACGAGAGATTGAATGCGGTTAATTATTACTTGACGTGGCCGATTCAGTACGAAACTCTCATCAAGGAAGCACAGCGTAGAAATCTAATCTACGGTGGGCCGACGGATACTGTCAAGAAGATTGAAGGGAAAAGTTAATGCCGACAATGGATTCAGTTGGTTTCGACGCGCTGTACTGTATGTTCAAAGGAGAGCCAGGTACACGTAAGTCTACCCAAGCACTGAGTTTTCCGGGACCACAGTATTGGTTTTCATGGGATAGGAAGATGAACGGTATCTACCTACCCATGAAAAAGTGGGGTGTAGACCCGAAGTCAGTTACATTTGATGACTACGATGATTGGAACAAGCCCAAGAAAAAGTTGGAAATGTTCCAGACTGACTGTCCATATAAGACAATTGTATTGGACTCGATTACCAGCATGGCTGATATGACACTACGTCAAACTACACGCATGAAATATGGCGTTACTAGACAGAGTGGCGCAGCCGCCGGAAAGTTAGTCGCCGGCATTGCAGTCAATGAAATTGAAGACTACAATGCGGAGTCAGCGGCTATTCAAGAGTTGATTGCATTGACGAAAGATATTCACAGTTATCACAAGGTGAATATCATTCTGATTGCACACGTCGTTCAAGCGGAATATCGTAACACGACGAACAATACAACTCATATCAGTCGGCAGATTGTAACGGCTGGTAAGAAGGTGAGTGCTAAGATTCCAGCGTATTGTGGTGAGGTGTATCACTTCAATATCGACCAAGGAATGGTGGTAGGTGGTCAGGGTAAATATACCTGTCTCACTGAACACACTGGTGATGACTTTGCGCGTACTGCGTTAGGTCTACCAACAAAGATTGAATTTGGGGATAAGCCACTGTACGATACGTGGATTAAGCCCGCAATCGTGGGTATGAAAACGGAGTACACGCCCACGACTAAGTTCTAACATGTGAGGGTAGCATGTCAGATGTACTAACACTTGAACCCGACGACAACAACAAAAACAAAGAAAAGGACAAAGGTAACAGTATGCCGCACATTCAGTTTTCGGATCGTGATTTGCTTCGTGGTAAGGTCGTTGAGCCGGGATGGTATCTGGTTTCAATCGACAACATTGGTGAGGCACCGTCAAAGGATGGTGGCTCTACGAACTATCCCATCGAGGGAAAGATCGTAAAGAATGCGGATACCGGCAGCGAGGAATTCGCCGGTGTTCCGTTGGACTGGAACTTTAACAGCAAGGCTATTGGCTTTGCCGTTGGGTTTCTCGCCGCATTCGGAGTAACAGTAACCGCAGGTCAGCGGTTCGAGCTTGCCAATGCAATCGGCAAGTACGTTGAGGTGTTTGTGGAGAATGGCGAGTGGCAGGGTCGTATTGTCAATCGCGTGAACCACAAGTACCGCGCCGTTCGTAGCTAGTAAGTAATACAATGGGCCGGGGTAGTCGTGACCTACACTATCCCGGTCCAACTTTACAAGATAGGTCCAATTCAACTAAGGGATGTGTATGAAGATTTATTACGATTTGGCAGAGGTAGTGGGAGTGCAGGAAGAAATCGTTGACGTTCATACTGCTGATGAAGCGGCAGAGAAGGATGACGACATCGTACTCGATGATGACGACGAAGACGATGACGAAGACGACGACGATGATGACACGGACGATGATGACGATGACGTAAATCCTGACGACAATGACGGTGAAGTCGTTTTGGATGAAGACGAACCTGCTAAGGACGACGAGAATTAGGTATTCATTGTGTGAACTCACCCAGTATTGGCTTGGCCCTCAGACTGCCTAAACAATATTGGTATTGAGTAATTACACAGTGATAGGGGACGGCTCCAACTCTGCTATATGCAGGTAACGGGGTCGTCCCCGGCTTTTCACTAAAAGGATAAGGGGACAATGACTGAATCAGTAAAGGTAATCGGTCGTATTATTAAGGTGAGCGATACCGGATGGGGATTCATTTCCTCGAAGGATATTAAGTTCACTCGCATTTTCTTTCACTGGACACATTTGAGACAGGACACTCTACCATTTCCCGATATTCGTACCGGCATGATGGTGGAATTCACACCATTGCAATTGCCGGGTAAGGGATATCGAGCCGTGCATATTCGTGTAATTGATAATCCCACAAAAGTAATGGAGGAAATGAATGAATCTGCCGGAATCGAATCAGATAATCTGTCCGTATTGCCTGAATAGTTCAAGTGACATGATGGAGCCAGTGACAATTCTTCACTGGTTCTGTTCGGTATGTGCGCGAATATTTACAATTGAGGAGTCCAATGAATCGGGTAAACACAATAGTTCAAGTACTGAAAATACTACAAGAGAAGATGCCACGAAAAGATCCAAAA